TAGGGGGTTGTCAAAATATTTATGGCGGTCAATTTGGGGGTATGGATACAGAAAAGAATGACATTATGGAAATGAGTGCCGACTTCGAGACTGATTGGACCAAACTTCGTCTGGACTGGATGTAGGATAGTTTTACTTGTAAAGGATGATAGAATGAGTGTTGAAAATAACAATAGAGACTTTGAATTGGATTGGGTGTACTCCCAGTACGAGAATGGTGAAAGCGTTACTACTATTGCCACTGAGATCGGTAAGAGTGAGGCGTACGTCTATGCTAAGATGCGGCGTAAGCCTGACAAGTATGAGGATGTTAAGGTGGTTCGTGAAGAAACACGTAACATTCGTGTTCGGCGGTGCAGTTCGCTTGCTGACAGGACTGTTGAGACGTATCTCGAAGGACTTCAAGATGACCCTGACAAGGCTGGCGAGAATATCGACAAGGTCAACCGGATCGGTAAGGAGTACGCTAACCGGGTGCAGCTGGCAGAAGGTAAGGCTACTGAGCGTATTGGGTTCGATGGTAAGGGTGGACTGCCATTCGAGGTGGTCATCACTAAGACGTATGAAAAGCCTAAAGAAGAAACTACGGATGAGACGGAATAATTGACTTATGGATGGTATTTTAGAACAACTAAGTTTCAAGCCTGATCTGACTACTAAGCAGACTATTGCCTGGGATACTCTTGCGCGAGATGATATCAAGGAAGTACTCTATGGTGGTGCTAAGGGTGGTGGTAAGAGTGTGTTTGGGTGTGTTTGGTGCTTTGTGCGGGCTTTGAATATCATCAAGGAGTGCAATATTGAGCCTCGTAAGCATCCGATACCTATTGGCTTTATGGGCAGGAAGCGTGGTGTTGACTTCTCTAACACTACTCTGGAAACATGGAAGAGGTTCATACCTGAAGAGATGTATGAGATCAAGGGTAAACCTGCTGAGATCATCATCGGTGACAGGGTCAAGATACTGACCGGTGGGCTGGATAATGGTGACATTATCAATAAGTTTAATTCGGCTGAGTATGCGTTCTTCTTTATAGACCAGGCGGAAGAAGTAGACGCTACTCAGATCGGTGAGCTTCGGGCTACGTTCCGTCTTATCATCAATGGCAAGAAGATACCGGGTAAGGGGCTGTTTACCGCTAACCCTGCTCCTTCGTTTTTGAAGGATGAGTTTATTCTTAATCCTACGCCCAACCGGGTGTTTATTCAGGCATTGCCTAAGGACAACTCCTATCTTGGTGATGAGTATATTGAGGTCCTGAAGGATTCGTTTAAGAATCGGCCTGAGCTGCTTAAAGCGTACCTTGAGGGTTCATGGGACTCTTTGGGCGGGTTTGACCAGGTTATCAAGGACTCCTGGGCAGAGAAGTGTCTGGGAATCACTCTTTATCCTCCGACGATCAAGAAGATCATTACATGTGATCCTGCCCGGTTTGGTAATGATGAGACCGTTATCTACTACATGGAAAACACGGTAATTAAAGACGAAGAGATATACGGAGAGATTGACGGGTACAGACTTGCCGTGATCCTCAAAACCATGGCCGACAAGTATGGCAATCCTATGATCGTGATAGATGAAGGCGGGCTTGGTGGCCCGATCTATGACTTTGTTGTTGGTATGGGGTGTAATGCTTTAGCGATTGACAATTCCGGTAGTGCCGACAATGCGTATAGGTATTTTAACAGGCGTGCGGAAGCCTGGTGTACTGCTGGTGATATGTTTGCGGGCGGCGATGTTATGTTCAGGCCGAAAGATATCCATCTGAAAGGTCAGCTTTGTACGCCTCGTTATGATTTTCGTAACGGCAAGATCCTCATTGAATCTAAAGACAGTATCAAAAAGCGGCTTGGCAAGAGTCCTGATCGGGCTGATGCGTATATCAATGGGCTTTATGCCCTGCAGTATGTTGAAGGTGATTTGATCGGTGGCCGCAGTACTTACTCAAGCGGCTTTGATGACTATGATGATATTTACGGCGGTGGTCATTCCGCTATGGGAATGTAAATTTTACGGAGTGTTATTTTGAGTGAAATAATCAAACTAAATATGGTTACCGAGTATTGGAAGCATTCCGATGCCGGTCTGCGTGATGAGCTTAATCGTATGGCCCAGGGTTTTGCGTTCTATACCGGTGATCAGTGGAGTGCTTCTGATATTGCTAAACTCGATGCTGAAAAGCGACCTCATCTTACTATCAATATGATTTTGCCGATTATCAATTTGCTCTCCGGTATACAGCGACAGGGACGGCAGGATATTACTGTTGTTGCTCGTAAAGGCGGGCTTAAAAAGCTGGCCGCTGTGTTTACAGAGATCATGCGGCATTGTCTCGACGTAACCGATGCCGACTACGAGATCGCCGATTGCTTTCTTGATGGAGTCATTGGTAATAAGGGCTGGCTGGGGCTTGGGGTCAATTATGACAATGATCCGATCTATGGGGATATTGAAGTATCCAAGGTTTCTCCCTTCGATATGCGGGAGGATCCTGACGCCAAGGAGTATGACCTGAATAGAACCGGTAAATTCGTTATCCGCGATTATTGGATGGATAGAGAAGCTATTTTGCTCAACTATCCGCAAAAGCAAGCTGAGATAAAAGATGGCGGTCTTGATATTGATCCGGCTACCGGTGATCTAATTGGCGACTCTGAAAAGGATATTTACCGGTGGCGTTTGCGTGAGTGCTGGTGGAAACAGCATGAGAAGCGTACGATCCTTATCAATGCCGTTACCGGTGAAATTAAAAACGTAGGCGATAATAATCAGAATTTGGCCCTTGCGATTAACGAAAAGAGTAAGGTCTGGTTTATGAAGGACTGGGTTGTTCCCGTTCTGCATAAGACCGTTACGGCTGGCAATATTGTTCTGGAAGATATTACAGATCCTTACAACGGCGTGACCAGTTTTCCGTATTACCGTTTTTGCCCATTCTGGGTGGATGGCTATGTTATGGGTGTATCTCAAAACCTCATCGGACCGCAGCAGGAAGTTAATAAACGCCGGTCGCAGGCTTTGCATAATCTTAACCAGACAGCTAACAGCGGGTTTAAAGTTAAGAAGGTGCTTAATAATTATGATATTCATCTGGCAAAGCATGGGTCTGCTCCGGGGGTTGTGCTGGACGAGTCTAAGGCTGGCGGCAGTATCGAGCGGATCGAGCCTGCACCGCTGTCTGAGGGGCATATAAAGGCTGCTCAAATGAGCGGCGATGATATGAAAGAAATCTCCGGTGCTAATCCTGACCTTATGGGTCAAGCTATCCGGAGTGAAAACGAATCCGGGCGTGCTATCGAGCTTAGACAACAGCAAGGTATGAAAGTTGTCGAAGTTATGTTCGATAATTTCAGCCGTACACAAAAGCTGATCACGTTGGGCCTGGTCGACATGGTTCGGCATACTGACGTTTACAGCGATGAAGAGATTCGCAATATTATTTCAGAGAAGAATATGTCAGTTGATCTAAGCTTGCTTAAAAGCCGTAAGGTTGGCAAGTACGGTATTAAGATCGAATCTTCTTCGAGTTCTCCGATTGCCAGGTTCGCTAACTTTAGCAACCTCATGGAGATCGTCAAAACGTTCCCGAATCAGATACCGCCGGATGTTGTTATTGAAAACAGTGATCTTGCTAATAAGGAGAGTATTATTGATAAGATCATTCCGCTTGAAACAGCAATTAGCGATGAGAAATTAGCGGTCAAAGAAAAGTAGAAAAAAAATAAAGAAAATTCTTAGAGGGATTGACCGATTTTTTATGGCGGTAAGAATTACAAGAGTATTGAAACCCATACCGACAGGGAAAAGTGTCGGGTTCAGGTACTTTGCCTGATTATACAAAGGGAGTGAAATTATGAGTGACACAGTAACGGAAGCAGCAGCAGAAAAAACCGACGAAGTTAAGACTTACAGCGAAGACCAGTTTAAAGGGCTTTTAGCTGATAAGCAGTCGGAAGTTAAGAAGCGTCAGACTATCGAAACCGAGCTTGCTGAGCTTAAAGCAAAGCAGACTCAAACCCCACCTGCCGGGGATACTGCAGGTGATAGCGAAGATGCTCCTATGACAGTCAGTCAGTTTAAAAAGATGCTGGCCGAAGAGAGACAGACCGATTCCGATGCGAGATTTGTATTGCTGGAAAAGGAAACAGTCTCCGAGGTTAAAGCAAAGATGACAGCCGAGACGCAAGGCGAGGGACTGGATTTCGATTCAGTAATTGCCGCGGGCGAAGCTAATCTTTCTGAAGGCGATAAGCTGGCAATTAGACAGTCGAAAAATCCGGCAGCCGAGAGGTACCGGCGGTGTGTTTTTAACACTCCCGAACTTTCGGACAAAGCTGAAGCGGTTCGGACTGCAAAACTGCTTGAAAACATTAAACTAAACGGCCGTGTTCCCGGAACCGGCGGCAATGCGTCTGCTGCAAATGCTAAAGACATTAGCAGTATGAGTGCTGAAGAGCTGGACAAGCTCGCTGCTGATATGGAATAACGGCAAAATGTAAGGAGTTTTAAATTATGGCGAATACAGTATTTGTAAGAGGCGGCGCTCATTCTGCTTCCGTAGAGGAAGTCTGGGGCGAAAAGACCTGGCGGCAGGCCGAAAAAGATGCGTTCTTCAATGACGGCAGATTTGTCGGTACTGACAGTAACAGTATCATCCAGATCAATGCTGACCTGACTAAGCATAAAGGCGACCAGATTCATACGCCGCTGCGTGCCAGACTTATCAGTGATGGTAAGATCAATGATGCGGCTATCGAAGGAACTGAAAAGGCCCTGACGTTCCACAACTGCGATACCACGATTCATAAGCGGAAAGAGGCTGTACGGCTCGACGGTGAGATGACAGAGAGGCGTACCAAGATCAAGCTTCGAGGTGAAGCAAAGGATGCTCTGGGTCTGTGGCATGCCGATACGCGTGATACTGATATTGTTCTGGGACTTTCGGGTGTGGCTAACGCTGTGGGTACTATCGCAGCGGCGGCTCCGACTTCTGCACGCAGATTCATTGGCGGTCAGCTGACAACCGGTGTGGGCGGTGTCGCTACTGTGGCAACTGACGCTCTTATCACTAATGCAGCTGGTGAACATCTATTCGGTACTTTCGTTCTTTCTCACTTGAAGCGTATGGCCCAGGTCGACGGTGGTGCGGCTTTCGGAAAACTTCGTCCTGTTGTTATCAAGGGCAAGAAGTTTTATGTGTACTTCGCAAGCCCCTGGCAGGTGAAGGCTCTCAAGCAGGAAGATCGTTGGATTAACGCCCAGAAGGATGCCAATATCCGCGGTGAGAGCAACCCGCTCTTTAGCGGTGCGTGCGGCATGTGGGACGGCATTATCGTTCATGAGTACGACAAGATCGAGCTTCGCACCGGTGCGGGCGGCGTAACTGCCCCTGAAATCTTTGAAGCCGGTGACGGCGTGGCAAATGGTCTGACCATTGCCCGTGGTTTGTTCTGCGGTGCTCAGGCGGGAATTCTTGCTTACGGTCGTAAGATCGGCTGGAAGGAAAAGGTATTTGAGTATGACAGCCAGTTCGGTGTTGAGGTTTCCAGTATCTACGGATTCAGCAAGGCGAAATTCAATGCCCAGGACTTTGCGGTTATTGCCTGTGATACTCGCGTTGATCTCGATGCGTAATATTGACATGTTTGAAAGTAAATTGTAGCGGTGCGGGCGGTTTTGCTGTCCGTACCGCTAAGGAGTTTTGTTTATGGCTGAAATTTATCCATCTGACGCGGAATTGAATGCTTTGCTGAGCGATGCGGAAACGGGTGTTGAGTATATCCCGACCGGGACCGCTCCGTATTATACGCATTTTCGGAGACTGCTTTATCGGTTACTGCTTGCGACTAAGCGGGCTAACGATTTTCGTCTGTACCCCGAGAGCGGTTTGAATTTTGGAATTAAAGCCGGAAATTTTTGGGTAGGTAACGAGCGTAAAGATTTCCCCGGATCAAGTGGCAATATCGCACGCGATAATCGTACGGATATGATTTGGGTCGATTCTCTTTTGCAGGTACATATTGAAAATTACCCTTTTGAATATTGGACGTCAATGTC